CGTAATATGGACACAGGCCTAAGCGAGGTTCTTGTTTTCAAATTGTTCCGGACTGAGGCCGCCACACCAACTGTGCCGCCGCCACCGATTGTAATCACATTCGATATAATTAAACACCGTTGCCCGCATTATTTCCCGGCTGATAAAGTGTTCTCCATGGATACATTCCACTTTCAGCGAATGAAAGAAGCTTTCCACGCAGGCATTATCGTAGCAGCAACCTTTTGCGCTCATACTTCCACGCAGATTATGCCGCTTCAGTTGCGCCTGATAATCTGCTGAACAGTACTGGCCTCCACGGTCCGTGTGAACGATAACGTTCCGGGGCCTCTTACGCCGCCACAGCGCCATCTGCAGGGCATCGCAGGCCAGTTGCGCCGTCATGCGTGGCGACATTGACCAGCCAATAACGGCACGTGACCACAGGTCAATGACCACTGCCAGATACAGCCAGCCTTCATCTGTACGTAAGTACGTGATGTCTCCTGCCCACTCTGGTTCGGGCCACTGGCGTAAAAATCCTGCTCCAACAGATTTTCTGACACAGGCAGGCCGTGTGCGCGGTAGCTGACCGGGCTGAACTTCCGGGAGGCCTTTGCCCTCAGTCCCTGACGGCGCAGGCTTGCCGCCACGGTTTTTACGTTAAAGGGGTAACCCTGAGCACGCAGTTCATCCGTCAGGCGTGGGGCACCGTAACGCTGTTTTGACCGGGTAAAAGCCGCGAGGACAACGCTGTCGCAGTGTTGGCGGAACTGCTGACGCGTGCTTATCCTTGTCCGCCGCTGACACCACGTATACCAGCCGCTGCGGGCCACCCGGAGCACGCGGCACATTGCTTTGATGCTGAACTCAGCCTGATGTTTTTCAATAAAGACATACTTCATTTCAGGCGCTTCGCGAAGTATGTCGCGGCCTTTTGGAGGATAGCCAGCTCTTCATCCCGTTCTGCCAGCTGGCGTTTGAGACGTGCAATCTCGGTAGACATCTCCAGTTCACGTTCAGAAGACGTCTGCTGATTTTGCTGTTTACTGCGCCAGTTGTAGAGCTGTGATTCATACAGGCTGAGTTCACGGGCTGCGGCAGTAACACCGATGCGTTCAGCAAGCTTCAGGGCTTCACTGCGAAATTCAGGCGAATGCTGTTTACGGGGTTTTTTACTGGTTGATACTGTTTTTGTCATGTGAGTCACCTCTGACTGAGAGTTTACTCACTTAGCCGCGTGTCCACTATTGCTGGGTAAGATCATATTACATGAACAGGCCGAATTCCGGGTTACTGGTATGACACCCCAAGATTTTGTTAACAAAATAGTTCAGAGTATTCCGGGACTTGCTAACGACCATCGACTATTTGTTAGTTTGCGAGATCAACTTCCGCTGCTGGCAGAAGCTGCCCCTGGCCCTTTCCTTGATGCCCTTGAGCAATTGCTTAAGGGCAATGGGGAAATGATTGCTCCAATATTCAATGAAGATAAAGGGCTGTTAACTCCTCGAAGTCATTATCATGGATTAAAATGGGCATTGGAAGCCTTGGCTTGGGAACAAACATATCTATTACGCGCTGCAATCTGTCTTGCAAAACTCGCTGTAATAGATCCCGGAGGAACTTACTCAGATCGCCCTCTTAATAGTTTAAGAACCATTTTTCTGGCATGGTCTCCTAATACATGGGCACCAGTAAAAGTTAGAAATGCAATTATAAAAAAAATTATCACTATTGTTCCTAGTATTGGGTGGAGTTTGTTACAAAATCTCCTTCCTCGCTCCCATGATACCTCTGATCAAAACCAAAAAATGAAGTTCAGAGAGTCGGATAAAGATGTAGAAAAACTAACGTGGGGCGTTGTTTGGGAGGGGCAAATCTTTATTATCCAAGAAGCAATTAAACTTGCAGGTATACTCCCAACAAGATGGGAAATCCTAATCTCTCATTTAAGCTCATTCCCTGAGAATGCAATAGATGAAACACTTTCTCATCTTGAACTTTGCCTTTCTCAACAAACTGAAGAGGATCAGTTCATCGTATGGGAGGCTTTGCGTCATGAGTATTCTCGCCATAAAAAATATTCAGATGCGAACTGGGCATTTAAATTTGAGTCTATGGAAAAAATAGCGAAAATACTTGATAATTATAAACCAATTGACATGGTTAGAGCCAGTTTATGGATTTTCAATGATTGGGATTCTGATATTGAAGAGTCAATTGAAAATGCTGGCGGAATTTTTTCTTCTGTCGAAGAAATGCGAAGTGAAAAACTTAGGGAAATATACTTTACTTTAGGTTTGTCTGGGGTGAAAGACCTTTTTCAACAAGTTAATAATGTTTTTATTGCAGCAAGGCATATATCAGCACTCTCGTTGGATGAAGAAAAATTAAATGATTTGTTTGTAATGCTTATTAACAACAAAAAAAATATTGATGAAGTTTGTGGGTTGTTAATGCAATATGGTGTTGAATGCTTTGGTGCTGAATGGCTTAATAAAATAAAAGTGTATTTTAAACAGTTTAAAATTACCCCTGATAGGGCTGGGAAAATCTTAGCATCGTTAAGAGACTCACAAGAGATATGGAGCATTATTGAAGGGTTTGAAGATAACATCAACGAAAAATATTGGTTGCAAAAACAACCCATTGCAATGATGGGTAAAACTTCGGATTTATTTGTTCTTATGGATAAATATATAGAAAGGGGCCGGGGTCTTGCTGCTATTATATCAGCAAATCAACGCCTTTCTGAGATTCCATCTACAACACTTTTATATCTTCTAGATATAGTCGTTAAAGAAATAAATAGCCAGGATATCCAATTTGATACAATGCTATCGTACTATGTAAAAAAAGTTTTTGATGAACTCAAACAACGTAACGATGTTTCTGAAACAGATTTGGCATTTAAAGAAATGACCTACTTGCCTTGTTTTCCGGATAGCGATGAGCCACTTATCCTGCATCGTCTAATGATGAAAAAGCCAGAGGTTTTTATAGAAGCAATATGTATTGTATATCGTAGTGACGAAGATGAACAAACAGAACCATCGGAGTTGGAAGTTAAAAGAGCTACTTCTATATACAGATTACTTGAAAAATTACGAATACTACCAGGGCAGATAGACAATGAAATTGATCAAGATAAACTTGAAGATTGGTGTGAGAATGTACGCCATTTAGCAAAATTGCATCATCGCCAAGAAATCACTGATCATGTAATAGGAAAAATTCTGGCACATGCCCCTAATAGCTCAGTAGATAATTCCTGGCCACATGAAGCAATTCGGCACATCATTGAAATATTATCTTCTGATGAGTTAGAGCAAGGTATACAAATTGGTAGGTACAATAAAAGGGGGGTATTTGCTCGTATGCGTTACGAAGGTGGAAACCAAGAAAGGATATTAGCTGAGCAGTACCGAGAATGGGCAAATTCAATGCCCCACTGCGTCCGTACTTCTGCAATGCTATTTAGAATCGCTGACGAATGGGAATACTCAGCAAAAAACGCAGATATTCGAGCCGCAAAGGCTGATTTAAAATAGAAAGATTCAAAACCAAAATTAGAATAAATCATAAAAACCCTGCTTAAGAGCAGGGTTTAACTTCTTTCAGCGTCATTTAAAATTGCAGACCTTCAGGTTAATCTACCCAAAAACAGAACGGGTTTTAGCTACGACATGTCATCCAACTAACCGCATTGCCTTTATCCCTCCTTCAATCATACTACCGTGATCTGCAGCCATCACAAAATCAGCCCACCACTGCATCATAGGCCGTCGCTGCTCAAGATAATCACTACGGTTATACGCACGACGAACCTCATTCTTATCCACATGAGCAAGTGCAGCCTCAATAACATCAGGTGGAAATCCCTGCTCATTAAGGGCTGTACTGGCGATAGATCGCAGGCCGTGTGAAACGAGCACCCCACCAAAACCTGCGCGTTTTAGCGATGCGTTTACGGTCTGACTGTTCATCGGCTGGTTTGGCTTGATGCGGCTGGGAAAGATAAATTCTCGATTTCCACTTAACGGCTTCATCATCTCTAGTATCGCAATTGCTTCATCTGACAATGGAACAGTATGGTCGCGGTTCATTTTCATGCGTGCTGCAGGAATCTTCCACTCTCGCGCTTCTATGTCTACCTCTTCCCAGAGAGCTTCAGCCGCTTCGGCAGGGCGGGTAATAGTAAGAAGTTGCCACATGAACAGGCAGCGTGTGGAAAGGCTAATGCTGGCTGTTCGCATCGTCTGCATTAACTGAGGTAGCTGATCCGGTCGAATGCTGGGCATGTTCTTTTTCTGAGGCTTCTCGAAGGCTTTACCGATATTAACGCTGGGAACAGCATCAATCAGCCCTGTGTTCTGGGCATAGATCATGACCTCATTAATACGTTGGCACAGGCGACGAACAGTTTCCAGTGCTCCTCTGGCCTGAACCGGTTGTACGGCCTGAACCAGTGTATGAGCTTTAATATCTGTAACGCTAACGTCGCCAATCGCAGGAAAGACGTCTCTTTCAAGAGAGCGCCAGATATCTTCCGCATAGTCCTCTGTCACACTGGCTTTCTTCACATTCCACCAACGTTCAGCTACGAGTTGGAAAGTGTTGGTTTTGGCTTCCAGCGAACTGCGCAATTGTTCTTGCTGATGTTCCTGCGGATCGATCTGTTTAGCCAGTAGTGAGCGGGACTCTGCACGGTAGTTTCTGGCATCGGCAAGGGTAACTGACGGGTAGGAGCCTATGCTCTTCTTTGCTCGTTTCTTGGTGACAGGGCGAATGTAGCGAAACTGCCAGATTTTACTCCCGCTGGATTTAATGAGTAGCTCAAGGCCATCGCCATCATAGAGAACGTAGTCCGCCTCCTTGGGTTTGGCTGATTCTATTTCTTTAACGGATAGAGGTTTGGTTTGTCTTGCCATTGCCGGGTTTCCATAGTTTTAGGCACCTCAAAAAACAATAAAGCTTTATGAGGTGCCTAACAAGGTGCCTAAAAGGATCGGATTTAATTAGTTTTCTTCGGACTTCGCGGGACAAATTGAGGGCACAAAAAAGCCCGCAGGGCTTGCGCCGTGCGGGCTCTTAGGACTTCATCGGATGACTCTGGTAATCACCGATGGAGAATTTTGGTGGAGCTGGCGGGAGTTGAACCCGTGTCCGAAAATAGCATAACTCATTGAATATATTTAGTTATTAAGTTTTGATACTGGCTAAGTGCATTTTACGTGCATATTGATATCCCTCTTGTGTCATTACTGAGTCTCTGTTTCGGAGGCAAGATGTAACTCTGGCGCTGGTTCTTCCTCAAGGATGGGGATGCCCTTCACCATTTTCTCAACAATTTCGTTTGACGGATAAGGGATACCAAGTTCAACAGTATTTGGGTTTGATCGGTGAGTTTCTACAAATGATGAACCATTCCATTTTTTAGAAAGATAAATAATTCCTTCAAATGCTGCTGGGTCTTGCTTTTGCGACTCTAAGATCATGTGAAACCCTCGCCTCTCGATGCCTCTTAGGAAGCTTGAGAAACATTCTTTTAGTAACCCGTCATCTAAATCTTTGAATTTGATCCCTTGGGCAAGAAACTCAAAGTAGTTAAGAATATATAGAAGCCCATTAATTGCGTCGCGATATTCTTCCGGTACTTTCATATTCTTATATTCGTCTTTATCAGGGTTGCATCGCCATTCTGAAAGTTCTTGTGGTACATAGCGCATACCTCGATAGAAAGCGGTGCTGTTTCTTAATTGTTTCTGGTATTCCGGGCTGGTTCGCGTGTTAATGATCATGTTCAGGGTATGTGATCTGCGAGTATTGGCTGCAGAAGTAATGCACTGTATCCACCATCCCATACCAACTAACATCCCTGTAACCATTATTGACAATGAGGTTTGATATGTGGGGGTGTACCTTAATATTGCGTATCCGATCAGCACGATCACATAACAAATTGTGCTGAACATCGGTAAAAATTCTGCTGTATCGGGGTAGCGTTTTTTGATAAAGCAGAAGATAGAAGAAATGGCAGCACCTGAACCTGAAGCTACGACAAGCCAGTCGATGATAGCTATATCGAAAGGAAGTGTGTCTGGATAAATGTAAGTGAACAATGCCCTAAATAAGAGCATAAGGGTGAAAACTGTTGCGCTGATGTTGACAATAATCCTTGCCATCTCTTTGTTTCCTATAACAAAAGACCTCCATGAGGAGGTCTTGTTGTGCTAATGGAGAGCATTTTTTAAATAGTAAAGATCAGAAGTTAACCTTCACCAAAACCTACTGCTAGGGTTTTTTTCATAGTGGACTCCAGTTATTGCGCTTCGCCGCTGATACGCTAAGTGATTGAAAATCAAAAAACAACAAAATCTTGTATTCGTGGAGCAAAGGATAACAGCTTGTACTACCACTCTTCAAGTACTATCACAGTCCATACACTGTCTTGTAAAAAATATTTTTTCTTTAAAATCATAATATTAAAATAAGTCAAGTGAAATGTTTTTGCATCATTTCTTGCTAATGTGTAACATCATGATTTTTAAGGTTTTATTTGGTGGTTTACACTGTTTTTTTACCTATTGATTACATAGATGATAGCTTATTTTTTTAATCAAGGTGGTCTTCAGTTTTGCTATGTTTGTGATTGGAAACGCGCGCATAGGGTGATCACGTAAAATGTTGTGCATGGCTATCAAGTGACGTTTTGCCATCATAGGCCGAAAGGTAGCGACCATAATGTCGGAACAGCATTTCCGGTCCTTTGTGGCCCATCTGGCCAGCAAGCCAGAATAGATTTACACCTTGGCTGATGTGCCGCGTGGCGAACGTGTGTCGCGTCTGGTAGGGGTTACGGTAACGGACACCGGCTTTTTTAAGGGTGGGAACCCATGCTTTTTTGCGGATTGCATCAGCGTTCGCCCAAGGCTCTTTCGTTTTGGGGTCACTGAATATGAACTCGCTTTTCATGAATGTGAATTGCTTTTGTGCTTGCAGAGCCGCCAGAGCCTCACTGTTTAATTCCACTTTACGGGTGCCTGCTTTTGTTTTGGTGCCTTTCAATACGCCTACGACACTGGCTGCCTGTATGTGCGCTGTATTACCTATAAAGTCGATATCGGTCCAACGTAATGCGCATAGCTCAGAGCTGCGTAGCCCTGTATTGAAGGCGAAGCGGAACAGATTCTGCCATTCCTGATACTTGCAGTGCTGATATATTGCACTGGTTTCCGCAGGCGCAAACGGATCAACTTCGTAATCGTCGGCGTTCGGTTTACTGTCGACCACGTGATACCGGCTGGCGCTGACAAGAGTTACCGGGTTAATAGTCAACAGGCCATCAGTTACAGCCTCATCAATGGCGCTGCGCAGAAATGACAGGTTGTTCCTGATTGTTTTCAGCTTAGTTTTTCGGCTGGCTATCCAATTTTTTAGTACCGCAGGCGTCAATTCTGTTACATGTAGTTTATGTAGTTCTGATAGTGCTGATAGACATTTTTCGTAACCGCCAATGGTTGACGGCGACAGATTGCGGTTCACGCAAATTTTCAGGTATTCATCAAGATAGGACTTAATATTTTTGGTTTTCTTTACTACACCGAATAACTCCAGTTTTTTGGAACTGGGGAAATATTTCGCATATTCAAACGTTCCGCTGGCGATCTGATTTTGTATCTCCCCTAGCAGGCGCTCAGCATATTTAATACCACGTGTATTTGCCTCAAGCCGAGACAGGGGCTCCCTGCAAAGAACCCCTTTATATGTGAAAGTGATAACTAGTGTTGAAGCAGTTTTATGCTTACGAATAGTTACTCCTCTTGGCAGAGATAATAATCCTTGTTCTTTCTTGCCCATTTTGAAACCTCTATTAAGTCGACCCAGCGTTCTTTAACTCCGTCGACTTTTAATACATGAACCCCTTCTTTCCATATTCCTCTTTGTATCCGTTTGTTAACGGCATCAACCGTTTCTCCCGCGTCGCGGCAGTAGGTTGATATAGGCACGCAATCCAGCCCCACAGTTCACCTCATACAACATTCAGCCCACGGCAGTGGCACCACACTTCAAACATTCGTTTCACAACTTCACGACAGTAGAAGCCGTCAACATCTCGCGTCAGGTCATAGCGATTGCCGTAACGCTGGCGTACCCATAGCTCAAACGCTTTATTCATTCTTTACTTCCTTTTCATGGCCCGTAATTTTTTCAGATGAGCTTCCTGCTCTGTTTCTGCCAGAATTTGTCGGTATTCCTGGTGATCGATCCGTTCAAACAGTTCATTAAAATCGTTTATTTTTACCGATTGTGTTCGCCCATCCATTCTTCTGTACAACACAGTGTTGTTTATGCAGCGAATAATTTTTACCGGGTAACCGGCACTGTCGGTATACAGTTGCCCTTGATTAATCAAAGCGAACATTTTTTCTCCTGCTCTCTGAATAGTGAGAACTTCAGAGCCGTATGTTTGTAGCGGGTTCAATACTGATAATTTCTGCTGAGATAAGCATCCCGGCAAGCCAGAGCTCTCCGGACAGGTTTTCATCCTTGCATTCCAGTCCGCCGATATTAATGGTGGCTATGATATCGCGCTCATCCTCGACTTCTTCATAAGGCAGCGTTGCGTACAGGCTTTCAATAGCGCAACTGATAACATCCAGTCCGGTCAGATTGCCGCCGACAGTGACTTCGAATGTTTCGCGGTATTCCCATAGCCCGAAAGTTAATCGAACGGTTTGTTTTGCCATGCGTCCGCACAACGTCAGATTCGGGTCATAGTTCATTATTTGCGGTTGAGTATTCTGGGTATTCATCTGCTTTTTCCTTAGCCCGGCGTTCTGCCGGGCATATAAGTTATTTAACCTGGATAAATGGTGTATTAGAACCGCTAGTCATGTATTGCGGCAGTGTGCCGTTCCATTTATTGATGGCTTCCAGCTCCATAACGCCGGGGTTCTGGCGCAGAGCTTCACCGCGTAAACGAATAGCATCGGCTTCGGCCTGGGCTTTTGTGCGAATCGCATCAGCCTGTCCGGCAGCTTCCGCGCGCAACATGTTGGCTTCCGCTTCGCGCTGTTTAACTTCCTGCTCGCGCTGCAGTGTTTTCTGGTTCGCCGTGACTTTGGCATTAATGCTGTCGATAACGGTTGACGGGTACTCCGGCTTACCCACATATGAGAGGCTCATTACCTGAATACCGATAGGTGTCATCTCTGCCTGAATGTCTTTAAGAGCTTCATCCAGCAGCTCAGACTTGCCGCCGTCGATAAATTTGTCAGTGGTCATTTTGCTGGCCAGTCGGTTGAGTGCGTCGGCGATCTTCTGGCGCAGGTCGGTGTCTGTAATGTCATCCACGCCTTTGCGGTAGGTCTGAAACACCGTGGTAACTTTGGATGGATCAACTTTGTAGGCCACGCCAATGTGATAGCCGATGGTTGTACCGTCACTCATCTGGAAACTGAACGGTTCATCGTAGGTCTTCATTTGTTTGAAGGTGGGGAAGATATAAACTTCAGTATTCCAGCCAGTCCAGTAGCGACCAACACCGACCACCTCACCGACGCCTTTGTCGTCGCCCAGTTTATTTACCTTGATGCCAACATTACCTGGTTCAACGCGATCGCAACCGACAAGGCCAATAGTCGGCAGAACAATGGCTAAAGCAAAAATATTTTTTTTCATCTTTTATCCTTAGTGAAAGAAAGCCCCTTGTAAATGGCATAAATGCAGGGCGGAGTCAGAAACGCCAGTGCAAAGCCAGAAATAACTGCTATCGTATCCTTCATGGATATAAGGAACGGAACGAGTAATCCGTAAATGCATGCGATAATTGCCAGTAAAATTACTATTGTGAAATACAGTCTCATTGGTCTGTGGTATCCAGATATTTTTAACCGACTGACAGCGCAATAAAGAGAATAATGATTTCAGTTAGTGTCAGTACTGTGGCAAGGATTAAAATCAGTTTTACTCTGTTTAATTCACGGTTGCTTTTCATATAAACGGTTAGTAAAAAACGGAAGAATTATTTTCTTCTTAATATTTAATGTGTCACAGGCGCTTCTGGCATACCATGAGTATTCAGGTCGTTAATCATTTCATCCAGAAGGAGTTTAAGCCCTTCGCGCCCCATAGCAGAGAGAATGAAACCATTATCAGGATCTGCGATGAGCATTTTTTGATAGAGAAACAGAACTCGCCCCATGCCTTCAGTTTCGCCATATTTTTCAATAAATCCCCATTCGACATGGTTTTGCAGGGCAATGCGAAGTGGTCCTGGGTATATACTTATGCAACCATGTTTCCCCTTGTAAATAACTGCGCGATCTATCGTCCCGTTATCGTTAGGGATATCAATAGTGCCGTTCTTGTCTTCCTCTTCACTGATAAACTTCATCACATACAGCCAGCGCCACTGAGCAACCTTCAGATCGACTGAAAATCTTCCCAGCAATCCGGCATCATCAGCTTCGGCAAGACATTGCATGATTCTTAAACCGTGCCAGTATGGATTATCGAATTCGCCATCATTAAGCCGCTGTACGGCCTCAATATAATCAATGGTTGTATTACCAATTTTTATGCCATGTGGCGTTACTTCTGGTCGGAACTCTGAATGATTCATAATGTTTGCTCCTTTGCTGGTGGAATAATCGTGTAGCCAGCTCTTTTTGCCATCCACAGAAATGTATCCATGCAACCAACGAATTCATTATCCAACAGATGTTTTGAGTAAATTACTTCACCATTTTCAATGGTTAGCAACACTCTTACTTTTTTATGTGTTATGTTTTGTTGTTTTTCTTCCATTGACTTATCTCCCATATGCTTTGCGCAAATACAGGCTGGCTATATGAAGATAAGAATCTCCATGTTGTGCAATGAGGCAGGCAGTTTTATACGATGCCTTATGTTTCAGGAAAGTCATAACATAATCTCCTGCGAATAAAGGTTGCAACAATCCCCGGCGATAAAACCGTAATAAACATTCAGGGAATATTTATTGTTATTGCGCTAATTCTTTTTCGGCAGCAGATTTTGCATATTCACATGCAAAATTCAGAATTTCGCTGCCAAGTGTTTTTGTTTCGTGATTACTGGACATATGTAATACCTGTGTTGCATGCAATAAATGATAAACATTTACCGCAAATGAGTCCGGCTCCAGACAAATGCCTTCATAATCATCTTGTTGTGAGGTTGTTTCTGTCATTGCTCCTGAAGTGCATGCGAGCCTGTTTTTGACAATTCTCTTTCCTCTAATCACTATATCGGCAACATCTATTGCCTTTACAACCTCCGGGAGAAGTTCCGGGTTTGTATAATCAAAGTCATCAACATGGAGAACAGTTATGTTTTCGAACTTTTTCATGGCTTCCTCAGCTGACTTATATGTTCTGCTATATAGCGAGTCTCAGAAGTGTTTTCATATTGAGACTGTTTCCGCAATGATTGATAAAAATGTTCGCATGTACCTTGAGGGGCGAAGCGGCGATTATGTCACCATTGGTATTGGTTCTTCCGTAGAAGAGCTTCGCGAGATAAGGAGCAAACTTGTTGAGATGCGTCATGGTGTTGCTGCTCCTCACTTTTTGGTTGCTCCGGAGGAGTAACCTCGCCAGTTAACAGCCACATCGGATCGCAGCCAAGAATATTTGCCAGTGGGATAAGCATACTGATAGTTGGTTCATACTCTCCGCTCTCCCACTGGATGATGATTTCTTCATCGAGATCGAGCAGCCTGGCGAGTTCGGCGGTTGTTAAGCCGCAGGCTTCGCGTTGGGTGCGAAGACGGTTGTTGATTGCAGAATTTTTGTTCTGTAAAAGCATTGCTGACGATAGCTTTCTGGATATGCTATTTGTCATATCCCATGCCAGTCCTGCGCATGACTCTATATCGCTAGAGAGCGTAGCATCTGGTGTTGCTTTTGCTATTAGCGTAATGAGGCTGCCGAGGTTTTTCAGTTCTTCGAGACAGTCAAGAGTTGTGGCTTTATTGATCATGAGATGATACCTCAGTTACGAACTTTGTTTTATGGTAACTAAGGTATCAAGATGTAGCAAGTGATTTTTGATACTTTGGTTTCTTTTTGTGTTTTGTGTCTGGTCAGAAAATATCCCACCTGGCATCAACCACAACACCTACTATTTCGCAATCATTGTCCATTTCTATGATTGGATATTGTGGATTAAGGGGTTTTAGAAACGCCTTTCCCATTTCAGAAATATATTTTTTGAATGTTGCTTCATTGGTAGATTTTTTTCTGGCGATGACGTAACACCCTGAAAAAACTTCTTTATCTGGGTTGACAAGGATCGACATTCCTTCAGGAAATGTTATTCCTGCGGGCGAAGTCATTGAGTCTCCGTGCACTTCTAGCCAGAACCCCCTCTCACCAGCGTATTTTACAGAATGCCTCCAATTATCCTGATCATACATGTTGTAGTCATCACCAGCGGTTGCGAATAATCCTGCCTGAACCCAGTTAATTACAGGGTAAGAGTGTGCTGTGTCTCTCTGTGGGCAGCTCTTAACATTATTTTCCCAATGCTTATCTTTTTCATCTCCGTTCTGAAGCCACTGCGGTGAACACTGCAGTGCAGCTGCGACTTTAAAAAGGGTGTCACCGTTGAAACTTTTTGTAAGGCCTTGCTCGGCTTTACTGATTGCAACTCTGGTGACCCCTGCTTTTTTAGCCAACGCATCTTGCGTTAACCCAGCTTTTTGTCGTGCGTTGATGAGGCGTTCACCTAAAGACTTCATTTTTCTTCTCCTTTCATGGCTGTTGATACTAAAGTAACAGAATTTCTTGATACTTTGGATTCTCGCGTTTAACATTCTTGGATAACAGAGTATCCGGTGTGAGGCTAAAGAATGACCCTTTATGAAATATTAAAAACTCAATTTAAAACCAATGCCGCTATTGGCCGTAGGTTTCCAAAGAAAGGAAAGCCTCGTGGTAGTCAGGGAGTTGGAAAGTGGAAAACGCGGGGCGTTCCGGAGGATGTTGCCATTCTCTGCCATCTGGATCCGAACATTCCATATACACACCCAAGCTTAGCGCACACGGGGGAGGAGAAGTGAGGTGCATGCTTGTTGATCGTAGAGAAATGAAAAGCGCCAGTGCGCGACGCTTTTCAAGAAATTATGTGGCAACCGTTTTTTCGATTAATGCCTGTTTTCTTGTGGGCTGTGAATACCGGATTTTTTCAGCGTCTCAATATGTCGGCGCAGATCGGATATCAAAGTCTCAGCCATTTCGGGAGTAAGCGCGAAGAACTGAGTTTCTTGTGCTGAATCCAGTGGTTGCATAGGAGAAGCTAGGTACTGGAATTTTAATGCTAGCGCACCATAACCGGGCAATGGTCCAGCCTGCCAGGCTGTAATAGGAAAAACAGGAATATCGTTTTTTTGTGACATGTCGAACCTCCTTTGGTTCTTTTGTTTATAGGGATCAAAAGGATAACTGAAGGAAGGTTCGGCACCAATAAGTACGAATGTGCGGAATCTTAAAAGAATTTATCCGTAAGGAGATGGCAGTGAACACCGCAATTTTTAACGACAAAGCATCCATGACCAGCGTTGAGATCGCAGAGTTGGTGGGTAGCCAACACAAAGATGTTAAGCGCAGCATTGAAAGGCTCATGGATAAGGGGATTATTCGAAGTGCGCCAATGGCGAATTTCGAAATAATCAACAACTTAGGATTAAAACGAAATGTAGGTGCTTACATCTTCGAAGGCGAACAAGGTAAACGCGACAGCATCATTGTCGTCGCACAGCTCTGCCCTGAATTCACTGCTCGCCTGGTAGATCGCTGGCGCGAACTGGAAGAACAGATCCGTAAGCCAATGAGCGAAATCGAAATGGTTGCTGCGATGGCTCTTGAAGCCGTTCGTCAGCAGAAACGGATCACTCAGGTGGAAGAAAAAGTCAGCCATGTTGCCGAAACAGTTGAGCAAATCAAAAGGGGTACCATTCGTGAGGGCTATGCCGGATATCGCCAACTGAAAGCAAAAACCGGTTTGTCAGATGATAAATGCCGCAATCTGGTGAACGCCTATCAAATTCCTACAGACACCCATGAGTTCATGACGCCGGACGGATTGTTGTCACGTCGCGCAATTGTTGCTGTGGAACCGTTTATGGCTGCTTTTTATCGGGTTATGGAGGAAGCAGAACCGCGAGGGACTCGCTGGTATCACCCGAAAATGGGGTTATTTCAGGTTATTGGTTGGCAGCGGTGAAAAAAAAGCCGGGTAGTGACCCGGCTCGCTCAACGTTGGTAAAGGCAACTTCACTGAGAAGTAAGCCAGTAACATCCAAGAACATTTGCGTTAGTAAAAATACCAGTAAGCATATGAATGTTTCAAGCCTAAATATTGATTCTGCAATTTCGGGACGTTACACTGTCCCTGCACCTTATAAAGCGGGTGCCGGGATTGGAACCCCGGAATTGCATACGGCGATATACGACGCGCCAGCGTCTTTTTTATCGTCCGCGCTCACGCACGCCAGAATTATGGTGGGCTGGGCAGGGGAGCCGAAAGGCTCGCCGGTTTCCGTATGCGCCGGTAGTTCCAACCCTGTCCAGTTCACCACCAGTGAGATTGGAACCTCCGGTGGTGGAAGTTATCCATTGCATACGGAGGCTGCCATCATGGCTACAGTCCCAACTTCCCCATACCTGAAAATTGAAGTTGTCAACGGCAAGGCCGTTATTTTCTCCCTGCATGTTGCCTGCCACTTTAAGCGCATGCACCAGAACATCGTCGACAAAATCGAGTATCTGAACTGCTCACGCGAGTTTTTTACCCGCAATTTCATACCGGGTACTTATCACATCTATGGTGACTCCCTGCGTGGTTATTACATCACCCTTGATGGCCTGATGATGCTTCAGCTTGGGTTAAGTCTGCGCACAATGCGGTACTACGAGAGCTGCATTGAAGCATTCCATGAAACTGAAACCAGTCTCAGTCACACCGCTTTCCGCTGTAATCAACGGGAGGCGCGTCATGTGTAATAACCATTATTCAGATACCACTGTTACGGTAATTAAAACTCTGATGGATGCGCTTATTGACATCCCTGTTATTGCAGACAGGGCGCATAAGCACGCCACCAGTGAAACAGAATATGCCGGGACTTTCGTTCCTCATTCACTGGCTGTCATGCAAATTAGCGCCGACCAGGCGCTGGAAACAGCCAGTAAAATGCTCATGGCTGATGTGCAGGAGGTACATCCATGATTCGCCGCATCGTTAACTCCCTGTATCACCGATACAACCGTTGCCCCTGTGTGGGGCAGTGGTTCACCACCAGCAACGGTCACGTTCTGCGGGTTTGCCTGGTCAGCACCGAAAGCCAGAAAGTTGTGTGTGAATTACTGGGGCGTAACTACACCATTAGCTATCCGTTGATGGCGTTTCAGTCCGGAAAAATGTTTAAACGCCTGGGAGGTGTGTTATGAGCATGGAGCTGATGGTGAAAGCGATGAAAATTCGCGTGGGAAATCCGTTGCGAAAACTGGTTCTGATTAAGCTGGCTGATAATGCCAGCGATCAGGGCGAGTGCTGGCCCAGCTATCAGCATATTGCTGATCAGTGCGAGATTAGCAAACGTTCTGTGATGAATCATATTACGGCTCTTTGTGAATCCGGACTGGTAAAAAAAGTTTCCCGGAAAGGTGAAAAAGGGAACTCGAGCAATATTTATCTTCTTCGTCTTGATGGTGCAAAAGATTCACCAGGTGGTAGTGCAAATAATTCACTACCTAGTGCAGCAAATTCACCAGGTGGTGCAGGAGTTGCACCAGGGGGTAGTGCAGGAGATTCACCCAGAACCAGTCACTCTTTTGAACCAGTCAAAGAACCAGTCAATGAATCAACTATTGGCGCATCCGCTGACGCGTCTGCACCAGCGCGTTCTGCCCGACAGGGATATTCATCAGAATTTGAACAGGCCTGGCAGGAATATCCCAAACGTGCTGGTGGCAATTCCAAGTCAGCAGCCTTCAAAGCCTGGAAAGCCCGTATCAGGGAGGGAATAAAACCGGAGACCATGCTTGATGGTGTGAAGCGGTATGCCGCCTGGGTACGTGCTACAGGAAATACCGGCACACAGTTCGTGAAGCAGGCTGCGACGTTCTTTGGACCCGATCGTCACTTCGAAGATTTCTGGCAACAGCCAGCCGCTCCCGGAGGTGGGCGACAGCGACAGGTCGATGTCCTGTCTGGCCTTGGTGCCATGTCTGACAAATTCGGTAAATCCAGTGACAAATTGACATTCTGAGGTGACAGCGATGATGACGTTTAACCTGCGTGAACAACAAACAAGACTACAGGCGCGAATGGATGAGTTACGGGCAGAGATTGCATTTGCTCAGAAGGGCGAAAAGCCATGGCCTTATCGTTCCTGCCTGATGCGTGAAGGTCGCGGGTATTGCGAAAAACACGGTAAATACCATACGCATATACTGGTGTGGAGCGATCGCAATGGCGAGGACAGAGAAAAAATTTCATGCTGCCCTGACTGCTTGATCGCTGAGGCCAACGATTTGATCATGGAGCTGTCGTCCCTCAAGGCGGAAGAGCTGACTGATAACGCCGGAATTGCCCTGCGTTTTCGGGACTGTGAGTTTGATAACTATCTGGAGGTTAATCCTGACGCAGCCAGAAATCTTGCAGCCTGTCGCCGCTATGCGGAGAACTGGCCAGATATGCTGGAGAACGGCACCAGTCTTGTTATGACTGGCAGTTGCGGTACCGGGAAAAATCATCTGGCGGTATCAATGGCAAAACACATCATCCGTAATCATCTGGCCAGTGTGGAGATCACCGACGTGATGCGCCTTACCCGTGCTGTGAAAAACTGCTGGCGGAATGACAGCGAAAAAACAGCGGATGAAGTTATTGAGCATTATGCGTCTATGGATTTGCTAATCATCGACGAAGTCGGCGTTCAGTTTGGCAGTGCAGCTGAAATGGCTATTTTGCAGGAAATTATTAACGCCCGGTACGAAAGTATCTTGCCCACCATCCTGATCAGCAACCTTTCACCGGAAGAGTTGTGGGCGTTCATCAGCCCCCGCATTGCCGACAGGATCACAGACGGGGGGCGCAACTGGTTGTCGTTTAACTGGCCCAGCTACCGTTCTCGTATCAGAGGTGTGGCGGCATGACAACACCAGTCTGGCGTAACGATGACCTGGAAGGCGCTGTCATTGGCGCGTTCTTTCTGCGTGGGGCAGATCATGAAGTGATGGATATTCTGGCCACACTGTCGGCGGACGTTTTTTCTGTGCGAGCGTATCGGGATATCTACACAGGTATCTGCAGACAGGCCCGTGTTTCAGGTGTGATTGACCCCGTGCTGCTGTGTAATGAGATGCCGGAACTTGCCCCGGTGATTACTGATACCGGGCGCAAAACCTGGGTGAAGTCTTCACTGGAGCACTATGTTGCAGCGTTGCGGCGCAATGCCGCATTGCGCGATGCAGAAAAAACGCTGAATGAGGCGCTGCAGAAATTACGTGATGCGCATACCTGTGAAGCAGCTGAAGATGCTCTGAAGGATGCGCAGAACATGATGGCCTCATTGTCGACGGGGAAGGGTATTATTCAGCCGGTACATATTGATGATGTGCTTCCGGAAGTGGTTGAACGTGTTGAATGCCGGAATCAGGGGCTGGAGAAATCCAGGACGCTGATGACCGGTATTGATGAACTGGACGCAAAAACAGGCGGTATGGAACCCGGCGACCTGGTATTTATTGCGGCTCGTCCTTCGATGGGTAAAACCGAACTGGCGCTGGATATCATCGACAAGGTGACTGAGCAGGGGCATGGTGTTCTTCTGTTCACAATGGAAATGGCGAACATCCAGATTGGTGAGCGCATGGTATCTGCGGCTGGAGGAATGCCGGTATCACGCCTGAAATCTGTCACTCACTTTGAAGACGAAGACTGGGCACGTTTCTCACAAGGAGTGGGGCGGATGACCGGGCGCAATATCTGGATGGTGGACCAGGCGAACCTGACCATTGACGAGATATGCGCAACAACGAAACACCACCTGATTAAACATCCGGAAACGGCGCTGGTGGTGGTTGATTATCTCGGACTGATAAAAACCCGAACCACGGGGCGTCATGACCTTGCCGTGGGTGAAATCTCAAAGGGGCTTAAAGGCCTGGCAAAATCCGGTGGTTTTCCGTTGATTGCGCTGAGTCAGCTCTCCCGCGGTGTGGAGTCCAGACCCAATAAACGTCCGATGAACTCAGACCTGAAAAATTCCGGAGAAATAGAGGCGGATGCAGACATCATTCTGATGCTTTACAGGGATGAAGTGTACAACCCGGATACGCAGGCCAGGGGCATCGCAGAAATCAATATCACGAAACAGCGTAACGGTTCTCTGGGGACGGTTTACCGGCGTTTTTATAACGGACATTTTCTGCCTGTGGATCAGGAAAGCGCACAGGTTCTTTCCACCCCAATGCAACAGCCCCAGCCGCGCAGATACAGCAACAAACGAACTGACAGCAGTAAGATGGAGCGTTTCTTTTGAACAACCAGACAATGACTTTTACCCCTGAGCAATTACGTAAACAGGCACAGGAAATGTTGCGGCAGGCGGAACAACTGGAAAAAACAGGTGTAACAAAAGATGCCATTCGTCGGGATATGGTACCAGCGCTCAGGGAACTGATGCAGGCGAAACATCGCGCACAAAAAGCAGTGGATGAGCTGGTGGATTGTGTGGCGGAGCTGGAAACCAAAGTTGGAAAGTTTGAAAAACTGGTGCAGGAGGTACTGCGCTGATGCGTGATATGTACGAAGTTTTAGATCGTTGGGGGGCTTGGGCTGCAGCAGAAAATAGTGGTGTCGACTGGCAGCCGATAGCGGCTGGTTTCAAGGGGCTTCTACCACACGGTAAAAAGTCACGTCTCCAGTGCGATGATGATGAAGGAATTATGATTGATGGATGTGTGGCCCGGTTGCGGAAATATAAACCAGAAGAATATGAGCTGATCATTGCTCACTTTGTTATCGGGATTTCACTCCGTACAATCGCAAAGAAGCGGAAATGCTCGGATGGAACTATTAGAAAGGAGTTGCAAACTGCACTTGGATTTATTGATGGTATTATGTGTATTCTAAATAGATAAAAACAGCCTTGGTCCAGATAATAAAACTTATTATTTTCTGGACTTTGCTGTTCTCGCACTTTTGTCTTTAGGTGCAAATCCCAATATTACAGCGAAATGTCTTACTTTGTATGGTAATCCAGATTTAGGGTGTTTGTGGCTAGAGTAAAAGCTCAACTTTTCTCTTGTTTTGCAATCGGATAAATAAAAATCTTCAAAGTCATCTTTTTTAGAGGTTAATGTTTTTTTCCATTTCTCTACGACATCTAATGCATTGTTGCTTTTCACATAAATTATTAATCCTCCTTGACAATCATCTTCACTTCCTGTGGAGTAACGAGAGCATAATTGATGGAATCCTTCCATTAAATAGTCGTATGAGCTATGAATTTTAGCCTCTCCAATCCATGTGTAGTTTTTGAAACTTACAACAATGTCTGAGTGCCCATTTATATAATTATCATGACCAGAATCATATCCGAAGCCAATTAGTATATTAATTATTTCTATAGATAAACGGTCTTCTCCATCGTTTTGCATTAAGCTTGCATTTTTTTCAATCAATCTGATTGTTTTTTCTAAGTCAATATAAAACATTTCAATAAATTTATCGTATGAATTGCATGTAATTCTTCGATAAAGGCGTGCTGCGCTCTCATCGAATGACGCTGCGGACTTCAGCGATTCTAACGTAAAATTATTCTGATTATCCATCATTCTAGGCCTTTCCAGAACTCTGATGCATAAAAGTAAATGTAAACTTTCGACTGCCAATTGAGGACTGGTTTGCCATCGAAATAAAATGTTCCTTCTGAATATATTTTGCTTAACTCATCTTGAGAGATTTCAAAAATGTCATCACCATCAATATATTCGTATCCGATTGATAATATTGGTGCTTTTTCTCCAGATAGAT